AGAGAAGGGGATATTCTCCGTCTACGAGCCGATCACCGCCGAGAACGTGGACGAGATTTGGGACGCCCTCTACAACGACTCGGAGACAGAGGATGCTCTCTCTGAAGGTAAGGACGAGTTCCGGTACTCCGGGGAGAATACTCCCGGCATACCCGAAGACTCCTCCCGGCACTACGAGTGCGATGCAGTCGCCAAGCAGATGCCGAGCGGCAGATGGGTCGGCTGGATGTTCTGGCACGGTGGCGGCAAGCACGGAGAACCCGAAGCTATCGACTGGATGGACAGGGCATACTTCCTTGACGTGGCCGAGGAGGAGAAGACGGTCACAGTGCGGACGTTCGCCAAGGTCAAGGAGGCACCGTGCCTGACAACGAGTTAGCCGCAAGGATCGACGCCTTCCTCCTCGCACATGGTCGCAGGACTAGTCACAACGTCACGATCTGGAAGACGCTGGACGCTGCCGAACTGGAGGGTGCATCCAGTCGCCTGAAGTTGGGCAGGGAGATCAGAAGGGTGCCGTGGTCGGAGTGGGAGTCGGGTGGATATATGCCCTACACCTCCAAGGATGCCCGTGCAGAGCATGACGAGATCATTAGGTTGATCGCTGATCGTGGGTACTAGCGCAAAGCCCACCTTGGCACAAGGAGCGGCAGATAACGAATTTAGCTCAGCGCCTCGGCGCTGGAACGGGTGTTAAACCCGCAGAGGGGGAATGGTGGCAATAACCATTGCTAGGCTGCACAAGCTGCTTGGAAGGATGATCGAACAGGGCCACGCCCGCAAGAAGGTTTGCATCAACAAGGAGTCCTTCAGTCACCCTCTGGAGAGCGACGGGGCGGTGATCTTGGAGGTCGAGACGGCTCAGATAGAGAGCTACCCGATGCTGGACGATGACGGCTTTACCAAGGAAAGCAGTTGCCACACAAGTCTCGTGATTGGTGGTGGGGCAGATGCGGTGCGGCCGTGAGCAGTAAAAGCGCAGACTGGCGAGGCCGGTTAGAAAAGCGGTTCAGGTGGAGAACCTTCCGCTTCGATTGGGGGCGCTGGTGTTATAGGACCAACTGCAACGGAGATACCGTAGACGGTTGGTGGGAATGGGAGTCGGTTTAACTACTGATTATCCACGGTCATGGCGGGATAGTAAGCGAGGGCGATCAACGGTAAATGGTAGGCATGGCGGCATGTTGCAGTTGATAATGAAAACGTAAAAGATACAGAAAAAGCCCCTTTTCTTCCGAATTAGGGCTTTTTCTGTATCTGGCTAGGATTGGTTACCCGTTGAACTGGTCGAGGAAGTTGACTGCGAACTTGTCGGACGCCTTGGTCTTATGTTCGCGGCTCAGATGTCCGTAGATGTCCTTGGTAATGGAAATCTCTGAGTGGTCGAGCATCTCCGAGAGAGTCGAGAGATCGCCGCCTTCGCTCATCAGGAAGTGTGACGCGAATGTATGTCTCAATGTGTGGAACGTGACACTGCCCTTCTTATCAGAGTACTCGCAGTCAGTGATGGTCCGATCCCACTCACCGCGAAATGTCCTACCAGTGCAGTCAGGGAATACGAACTTGGACAGCGGGGTGGACGAGCGCCAGATCTTCAACTGCTCAACGAGTGAGGCGGGTATGTCCACGGTGAAATCCCGCTTCGACTTCATCCTCTCTGCTGGCAGTTCGATCACCCTACGGGACAGGCGAACCTCGTCCCATGTGAGTTCCAGCACATTGGATCGCCGCAGACCAGTGTTCAGGCTGACCAGTGCCGCCATCTTCACCCTTGGGGTTGCTGCACACCCTAGCAGCGCCTCGATCTCTCTTTCGTCCAAGAACCGGACCTTATGTCCGTCTTTGGGTATAGATTTGACCATCGAGATATCTGCAAACTTGCCACAGAGTCTTGGAGATGCCACAGAGTCGGTGCGCTCAACGTGCATTGAATAGATCTTCTTGAGTGTCTTGACTTCGTTGTTGATAGTGCCAGCCTTTTTATTCATCTCAGCACGGCACGTCTGGTAGTCAATGACATCACCTTTGGTTATAGTTAACAGTGTCGATTCGTTAAAGAACCTGCGAAGACCAGCCATACAAGTTTTGTACTGATCGGCGGTCCCTTGAACGATATCCCCCTTCATAACCTCTGCCTTCCACCAGAGGGTGCAGTCCTTCTCGGCCTGCTCCCAAGTGATGTCCTTCTCCTGCCCCGGCAGCAGTGCGCCGGTAAAGTCGGCACTCTTGCACGCAAGGACGTAGTCTTCAGCGTCCCGCCTGCGCGGCGTGCAGCACTTGATGAAGGACTTTTTGCCCTTCGGGTAGATCCGCGCATACCAGTTTTCAGAGTGGGTCAGTTCTGTCCCGTCCTTTGGGCAGAGGGCTTTTGCCTTCCCTGTGGCGTCGGTCTTGTGATACCGGCAGACGGGGCAGGTCAAGTGCTTGAATACTGCCTTATCCTTTGCCATGGTTAGTCCCCCATTGCTTTGATCATCGTTATTATCGCCGCCTTCTTGCTGGCGGGGAGGCGCGACAAGAGGTCGAGGACGATGCGGTCTTCGGAACTGATGTCCACTGGATTGATCAGTTTGTAAAATACGGTGTCTCCCGCCTGCTTGCAAGCCGCCGCTATCTCCAAGGGGGCGAGTCCCAGATGGTATGCCATCGTGATGAACGTGGCGATGCCGGGATCCCAGCTACGCAGAAGAACCTTGCTGACGGTCTCAGTTGACAGAGGCACCTTCGTGGAGTCCTTCCAATCTTTCACGTTGCTGTATGAGCTTTTTTTGAACTGGGCGACGAGTACTTCGCTTAAGCTGGGCATTGGAGCCTCCATTCGTTCACTTTAGTGGTGTGGTCATTCCTATTGCGAGTGCGTTTACACCTTCCTTTTACCAAACCGTTTACACGGTGTCAAACAAAATAATCGATTTATCGATAACTATTCACACAACCGCACCCTGTCGATGTCTGGGCGTATAACATTGGCGTTCTATTATTGCGCTATTATAACTGGAATGAATGAAAATTCAATTGACGGGAATGGTCGTTAAGCGCATAAAGGGGCGGCTTGTAAACGACTGTAAACGGGAACAACTAGAGAGGACTGCAATGAATTTGGGGACCGCAGCAAGCGAGGCTGAAAGTCGGATGAGTGAAGTAACGGGCCTACTTAGGGACAGTGCCTCCGAGGCATTGGTAAGGGACGCCATCAGAGAATTGTCGGCGTCGGTAGACTCCCTGATGGAGACGGCAGGTATTCAGTAAGGCAGCGGAAATCGGGCCGACAAAAAGTGGCCCATTTTCTTGCCAAAATATTCAACCAACTTGAATGAACAAAAGGAGTAATGGAATGGCGAGAAAGGTCAGAACAGACACCCGTCACAACGTAGTAAGCACCCGTCTTAATGATGATGAGGCGGCAGCACTTGAGGACGGGATGGAGTCCACCGGATTAACACAGACCGACTTCATCAGGGATGCACTCGCAGAGAAGAGCGAACGGGCGAAGGTGGCGGCATGAGCAGCGCAGCTACAAAGCAGGACTGGCAGAAGGACAAGGAAGGCGTCGATGAGAGGGAACTTCGCCGCTACGCCGCCATGGTGATTATCATCGTCTCCCTCGCCTTCGTTGGCGCTCACAGTTGCGACCTCAACTCCCGCGCTCCGCTGCCCACCAATGCCAGCCAGTACGCCATAAACGGAGCCTGCAAGCATCAGGCGCTCCTCACGGTGGCCCAGTGATGATGCGACTAGAAGAGCATGACGAGGCGATTCGCACCAACGCGGACGGCGACCGCACACCAGAACCGGAGTTCACCCACCCCTGCTGCGGTGGGCATAACAAATTCATTCACCAGTCGTGGTGCGACAACGGCAAGCACCACGGGTATCGGTCAAGCAAGTAAAAAGGAGATTGGACGTATGAAAGTGAAAGAGGCAACAGCAGAGGCAACGACAGCAACGGAAGCACCCACTACCGCCATCGCGATCTACACCGAAACCGAAAAGGGTCTCGCGCTGCTCAAGCTTGAGGCAGACATCACCAAATTCGACCTCTCGACCACAGCAGGATTCGATGCAGCCAAGGTAGTCCGCAGGGGCTGCGTCTCGCTCCGTACCGGGGTTGAGGCACTCAGGCTGGCAGCGAATGCTCCGCTGAACAAACGGATCAAAGCCAATAAGACGGAAGCAGATCTCCTTGTTCTGGAAATTGGAGCAATCGAGGCTCCCTTTGATGAGGCGATCAAGGCAGTCGAGGCAGCGAAGGAACTGGTCCGCGAGGAGAAGGCGCAGGCAGCGGCAAAGCGGGTCGCTGACATCACCGCCCGTATCGACCAGATCCGCGCCTTCCCCCTGTCGTTTGTCGGCATGGACGCACTCCAGATGGCGATCAAGATCGCGCAGATCGAGGCGGCAGCTATCGGGGTTGAGTTCGCGGAGTTGGCAGAGACTGCGGAGAAGGTCCGGGGCGAAGTCGTTCTGATCCTCAAGGAGACCCTCGCCAAGCAGGAGATCAAAGAAGCCGATGACCTCCGTATCAGGAACGAGCAGGCGGCAGAAACTGTCCGTCTGGAGACCCTCCAGAAGGAGCAGACAAGGGTCAACGCTCTCCGCGACGGCATCAGGCAGATACAGGATTGGCCGCGTACCTGCTTCGGCATGAGCGCGACAGTGATGACCGTCATGATGGCGGGGTTTCCCTCCGTAACCGCAGTGGACTTCAGCGAGTTTCAGGAGGAAGCGGAGCAGGCCGAGCGGGACTCCCTCGCGGAGGTCCAGCGCATGATCGACGCCGCAACCGTCTCCGAAGCTGCAGCCAATAAGCTTCTGGCCGATCAACTGCTTGCTGCCGATGCTGAGAGGGAGCGCAACAGGGTCAACACCATCAAGGACATGATCACCGTGATCACCGCATGGCCCATCCAGTGCATCGGTCTGAGCGCCGTTTACATCCGGTCAGCGATCGAAGGGTCTGAGATGGCTCTGGATGTCGTGGCGGGGGACTGCTTTCAGGAGTTCGCCGCCGAGGCTGAAGAGGCAAGGGTCGTCGCCCTCGCCAAGATGAACGAGATGCTGACCGCAGCCGAGACTGCTGAGACTGAAGCTGCTCGGCTCGAGACTCAGCGCGTCGAGCAGGCGGCTGCACAGAAGGTTCTCGATGACGCCGCCGAGGCGACCGCTGAAGCTGAGAGGGTCGCTGCCAAGAAGGTTGCCGACAAGAAGAAGAAAGCGTCCCCGGTTGAGGTCGCGATGGTCTCCATCCCTCAGGCCGAGTACGACTCGCTCATCAAGGATTCCGAGTTCCTGCAGGCGCTCCAGCAGCATGGCGTGGACAACTGGCCCGGATATGGCGATGCCTGCGCTGAAGTCAGAGAGGCGGCGTAATGGAGGCGACCTCAAGCGTCCTTCCCGCAGTCATCCCGCCGGTCGGTGATGACTTCCTTGACTGCTTCGGCACTGCGCCCGGCACCACCACCGTCATCTCCCCGGCAGCAGTGCCGGGGAAGGAGGTCATCGCGACCTACGACATGACGACGGGGACGATCACCTATCACGAAGATGTCATGCAAGGCACAGAGGAATGGCTGGCGCTGCGCCGGGGCGTACTGACTGCATCCGAGATGAAGCTCATCGTCACTCCGGGGCTCAAGATCGCGGACAACGACAAAGGCCGCGCCCATGTGTTTGAGATTGCGGCACAGAGGGTCACCGAGAACGTCGAGCCGCACTATGTCGGTGACGACATGTTGCGGGGGCATGATGACGAGTGCGATGCCGTCTGTAAATACATTACCGAAATCGCCCCGGTCCAGATTGCTGGGTTTATTACGAATGACTCGCTGGGGTTCACTATCGGGTACTCCCCGGATGGGCTTGTGGGGGACGAGGGACTCATCGAGTGCAAATCCCGTCGCCAGAAGTACCAGTTCCAGACCGCCATAGAGTGCGTGAAGAGCAATACGATCCCTGCCGAGTACATGATCCAGATACAAACTGGATTACTGGTAACTGGTCGTAAGTGGTGCGACTTCCTGTCGTACTGTGGTGGGATGCATATGATAGTCATCAGAGTCTATCCAGACTTCAGGATACAGGCGGCTATTGTAGCGGCTGCAAGAGCTTTTGAGACCAAGGTACAGAACATGGTCGATGACTACTATGCGCTCATAGAGTCACCCGACACGCTCATGTTCCCGACTGAACGCAGAGTCGAACTGGAAATCCACTAACAGGAGTATTACAATGACACAGCAGACGGACATGAGACAGGCTATTGCCCCGAAATCGGACCAGCTAAACTATGAAGACTTCCTTGGGGAGCGGACGCTGACCATAAAGATCACTACGGTCACCGTAAAGCCGGGGGCAGAGCAACCCGTAACTGTCAACTTTGAGGGCGATAACAAGAAACCGTACAAGCCCAGCAAGACCATGGGCAAAGTCATCTGCGCCCTCTGGGGTGACACGAAAGAGGTCTACTTCGGCAGGAGTCTGACCCTGTACGGAGACCCCACGGTGCTTTTCGGAGGCGCGGCAGTCGGCGGCATAAAGATATCGCACATGAGCAACCTCGACTCCAAGGTGACCATGATGCTTACCTCCACTCGCGGCAAGAAAGCACCCCACACTGTCCACCCCTTGGTGGTGCAGGACGCCCTGATCACCCGTGAGCAGCAGAAGGCGATGGTCGCTGCCATGGGGGCCATCGTCACCGGGGACCAGCTTCTCAAACAGTTCAAGCTCAAGAACTCCGGGGAGATCACCGCCGACCAGTACCCTGACGTGATGGTCTGGATCGGGGAGATGAAGGAAGCGGCAGAGCAGGCAGGAGCATGAGGCGCATCCTTGGAGTCGATCCCGGCAGCGACGAGAGCGCCTACTGCCTGCTCAACTCGGACCTGTCCATCGCGCTGGCCGGTAAGCTGCCCAACGGCGAGTTCATGACGTTCATCCGCGCCCTCAACGACCATGACGAGGTGGTCGTTGAGGGGATGCGGGGAATGGGTAAGCGGGTCGGGCATGAGACCTTCGATACGGCGTATATGGTAGGACGTGTGCAGGAGACCTCTGAAGCGAGGGGTCTCCCTTGCACCGTCTATCATCGCCCCGACTACCTGCACCCTCTGTGCGGTGGCCGACCGCCAGCAGGCAAGTCTGACGCTACCCTCTGGGCGTGCCTCAAGGTGCGTTTTGGCGGCTCCGAGAAGGGGGAAGCACTGCGCCCCCTCGTCAGCGCCACCGACCTCCGTAGCGCATTTGCGGTCGCCGTATGGCATTCCGACTCAACCAGAAAAGGAGCAGTTAAGAAATGAAGGGAAGAATAGCCAAACTGTCCAGCGACCACTGGACTAAATATGTTGTTGGACTCATTCTGGTGCATAGCGATGTGACCCGCATGTACACTCACGCCGAGATGATGGCTATAGCCGAGTTCCACTACATCAGCGCAACCATCCACGGGTACGGTCACGGCGTCGAGGATGAGCGCGATGGGCTGTTCGCCCGCCTGCCCCCGGACTTCACCCTGCCAAGCATTACGGTCGAGGGTAACGCCAGCGTCCATCATGCCAAATACCTTGAAGAGTCCCGCGAGTGGAACGAGGCAGAGGCGGGGTCTATGGCTGAAACGATAGAACTGTGGGATGTCCTACAGGCGGCACAGACGTGGGCAGAGCATAGCTTTGAGGCACATACGCATACGATGCCGCACGCAACCGCAATAAGAGAAGCCCAACGAGTACTGAACGTGTACTACGCAGAGGGCAGGGACATCATGCAGGCGAAGCGGATCATGCTCATCAAGAACGCAGGGCGCAGCCGGTACTCCAGACAGGACAATGCTCGGATACTGGACTTGGTATGACCGAAGAGCCGTACATAGCACCTCCGAAATGGGTAGTCGATGACAAGACCTATGCCAAATGGGTATCCATGATGGCGTTTAAGAACAAAGCACGGAATGCCGTGATGGAGATGGGACCGGGGGGCGGGATATGATATGTCTGACTGATGGATGTGGCGATAAGACTAAAGATGGTCGCAGCAAACACTGCGTGAAGCATGCCGCCATCATCAGCGAGGCCAATGTCAAGAAGGCGCAGGAAAAGTATGTCGCAAAGAAGAAACTTGCAGGTACTTTCAGCAAGGCCAAGAATAAAGGGGACAGGATCTGTCCTGAGTGCAAAGAACTCCTCTTGCCAGCCGACATCAAGCGCAAGTACCACCCCGCGTGTTCAGTTATCGTCAGCAACCGCGCCAAGGCACTGTACGCTGCCGGTCGGAGGGCAGTTGACAAGACCGGACCCGCTCATATCGGGTTCCCGGTAATCACCCCCGTGGGCGCTGCTCTGGCTGAGACGCTCGACACTACCGACTATACCAAGCAGTTGCACGTCCGAGACATGCTCGCGCTGGGCATGGAGATCGTAGCTGGGCAACCACTTGCATCCGGGGTGACCCTGCTCTCCAGAGAGCAAATAGACGCCCTCCAGTCGAGCCTCGCGATCCCCAAAAGGACGTATGAGAGCTACGACACGCACTTGGATTTCAGAGAAAATTAACCATTTATTCAGTCTAATGGAATGATAAATCTGTACGGAGGAAATGATGACTAAAAAGATGACGTATTATGAGCAGATCAAAAGTCCTCTCTGGCAGCGGAAACGCCTTGAAGTGTTAGAGGCTAATGACTTTCAGTGCCAGACCTGTCTATCGGTTGACGAAGAACTGCACATTCACCACCCCCTCTACAGGCGAGGGGCGATGATATGGGAGTACAAAGTATCTGAATTGCAGTGCCTGTGTCACAAATGCCATAAAGAGGTTCATGCCATAGACGAAAGGCTGAAGCAGTCTATGGCATTGCTGTGCGGTTTCCATAAGCTCAGGTTGTTAGGGTTTGCTGATGCAATGTATGGCCCGGACGTTAACGACGAGAGTGAAGACTATTTAGACGGGTATGACGCACAGGTAGCCTCCGTAATGAGAGGACGGATATGAAATGGTTTAAGCATATGACCGCATCTGGCCGGGACGAGAAGCTTTCTGCACTGCGTGAGGCAATGGGCAACGAGGGGATCGGTTTGTACTGGACCCTCCTTGAGATCGTGGCAGAGCAGATGGATGAATCCGACAAATGTTCGTCCGCATATTCACTGCAGCAGTGGTCCTCAATGCTTGGTAGCCACCACCACAAGGTAACGTCCTTCTTCAAAGCGGTCCACAATCTGGACCTTGCAGTGATATTACATGACGGTTACTTCGGAGTTACTTCGGCGTTACCTCTGGGTTACTTCACAGTTACCACCCCCAGTAAGCCCGAAGTAACCTACGCCTTACCTGTGAGTTACTTCGCAGTTACTACCCCCAGTAACTATCAAGTAATAATCCCTAACCTGCTGAAATATAGGGATTCTTACTCCAAAAACTTGCAAGCGAAAGGCAAAGGTAAGTTGCAAGTAAAGTCTGCCCCAACTTACAAGCAAGAAGTAGAAGTAGAAGTAGAAGTAGAAGTAGAAGAACTTAAAACCCTTTCTTCATCTGCCGATGAAGTCGTCAAGAAGGTCGAGGTTGAAGGGGTTGATTTCATCTTCACCAGCAAGAACAAAAAACTGAAGGACAAACGTCTCGCAACCTTTCTGGAATTCTGGGATGCCTTCGGATACAAGTCGGGCAAGGCACAGGCAGCGGAATCGTGGATCAACATTCCCTCCATGACCGACTCCCTCGTCGGACAGATCATTCTGGCGGCGAAGGGCGAGGCAGAGCGCAGGCCGGGACTCAAGGCGAGCGGGGGATCTCCGAAAATGGCGCAGGGCTGGTTGACTGCTAAACGATGGAACGACGAGGAGGGGGTAAGCAATGGATCAGGTACTCAGGGAAGCGCAGCAGCGACTGGAAGAGCGAAGGGTGGAGCAGGCGGTACACTCGCCTCGATCACCAGTTCTAGCAACACAGGTTTTGGAGACCATTCAGATAAGTGGTAGGGAACTCTACGGCGACCATGAAGGGGTCGTAAGCGGGGCGGAGGTATGCCCCCTACATCCTCGTATGGAACTGCCCTGCGAAGAGTGCCAGCGGCAGGATTTGGAGCGCAGGACTAGGCAGGCGTATCGGGTCGCGGCAGTTCTTCAGGGTGTGAACATTGGATCGAGGTATCACGGCATGACATTCTCCGACTACCACCCGACCACGGAATCGGCAGCACAGGTTCTCAGCCGCTGCGCCAAGTACGCCGCGACCTTTGAAGCACGCCGCAAGGCTGGGGACAGCTTGCTCATGTCTGGCAACGCTGGGACCGGCAAGAACATGCTGGCGGCGATCATCTGTCAGGTCGCTGCGGCACAGGGCTTCTCGGTCCTTCATACGACTGCCGCGAAGATGGTCCGCAGGATCAAGGAAAGCTGGGGCAAGGGATCCGGGGTCACGGAGCAGCAGGCGATTGATCGGTTCGTCCTCCCCGACCTCCTTGTCGTTGACGAGATCGGGATGCAGTTCGGATCCGAGACGGAGCGTCTGCTCCAGTTCGAAGTGTTCAACGGCAGGTATGAAGAGAGCAAGCCGACCATCGCCATCTCCAACCTTGATGAGGTCGGGATCGGACAGTATCTGGGCGACAGGGTCATCGACAGGTTCCGCGATGGCAACGGGGCGATCCTGACCTTCGATTGGGACAGCTACAGGGGGCCGAAATGACGAAGGCAGACAAGAGGGTCGAGGTGGAGGACGGGTTCATCGTCACCGTGGACGGCAAAATCTACGGACCCTTCCTCAAGAAGGACATGGGGCAGTGGGAGGGCATGACCCACAAGGCGGGGGTCACCATCACCCCGGTCAGGCGCAGAGGTGGCTGGGTGGTGGCACCTCCCCCGGCAAAGCGCACGCCGAAGGACACGTCTCTTCCCCTGCTTGAGGGGATCGGGTTCACGCCGAGAGATCGGTCGCATCAGCGGGGTGGTCGGTAATGGGAGACCGGAGGGATTACAATATGGACCGGAAAGGGATCGATAAGCTGGCAGATTTCATCCGGTCTAAGGGCGAACTCGCGGAGACCCCGGCGCTGCATCTGCTGGACATGATCGTTGGGCTGCAGGAGCGGATCGCGGTCATGGAGAAGCGGACGGAGGAGGCGCAGGAGGTGCTGCGCCAGATCGGGGATTACGCTCATGGCAGGTCTACGGGGCCTACCGTTCCGGATGCTCTCTGGGAGGTCAGAGAGATGGCGTACAGGGGGTTCTGTGGATTCTAAACTGGAGGAGATGCGGAAGTATTACACGACTCACGGGAAGCTGGTCAGTATGGACATCGCGTGGCTGATAGGCGAACACGTCAAGATGGAGGCCGCGCTGGAGGACATCGCCGGGGATGCTGAAGGCAGGAGGATCTCAGCGGTTAGTCCCCGGATGGTGGCGTCGAGGGCGCTCGGTCGCTACTAACAGAAAAGCCCCAGACTCGTTGAGTTTTGGGGCTTTTCATCTTGCAAAACTGTCCAGCAGATTGTCTCTCACGTCGAGGACAACCTGCTGGATCTCCAGTTTTAGATCTCTCCACCAGCGGGAGACGGCTCCTCCACCTTCTTCCTCGCAGCAGCACCAAGTTTCCCAGCTTCCCGCGCCTGCTCTTTCGCCGCTTCTCCTCTGATACGGGGGCGGGATGCCATGAGTTGACCGGGGGTGCCGACCTTCCCGCAGCAGGTGCATTTTACGGTTTCGTGAGTGCATTCCTTCTCCTTCTTCGCCTGTTTCTCCTGCTTGGTTGCCTTCTTGTCGATGTTCATGTGATCCCCTTTAACAGCATTTGCCTTTGGTGTTGTGGACGTGGCACTTGGCGCACGCATGGTCATAGTACTTTTCTGCGGCAGCGTCAAGCACCGGATCACTCACGGACTTGTACTCGCACCCGCAGGAGTAGATCAGCTTCGTGACTGCTTTGGTTGCCATGGCGACTACTCCTTAGAGGTGGGTATCAAGTCCAGTGATGTCGGTGAACACGGTCTGCATCTGGTCACAGTAGACACCCGTGGAGGTGATGAGTTCCTTGTAGGTGTGCTTGACGATCTTGCCGAATTCCATGATGTAGGTGTCAGACGGGTTCAGGGTAATCTTGACATAGTTGATGCCGTCCTTGGCGAACCGGGAGGGAAGCTTGAAGCTCAGTGCGTTGGCGTGACCCGTCAGGTTCTTCGCGCCGGTCATCAGGGTGAACTTCCTGCCGCCGAGTTGCTGGAGGATCGTATCTGCGATTGTTGCCATGGTCATTCTCCCTGTCTGCCTGCGCCTGCCATCGCTACCGGCAAGGGCAATCTATCACCGTAGCGTTACAGGTGTCAACACTTTTGCTTACGATTAATTCATGCCTGCGATCAGGTTCGCCTTCGTTGTGCAGATGAGGTACTTGAAGCAGAACGCCTTGAACCCGAACTCGTTCGTGCGCCATGCCTTGCTGAAGCGGAACCCGGACACCTTCAGCACTGGGGCTGCGATCACTGCGGTCAGGTCTCTCATGTCATCTTCTCCCTTATTGTTCGACCCTTGCCATTCCCTACCGGCAGAGACAATATGGACCGTAGCGTTACGGATGTCAACATAATAATTCACGCATAAAAAAAGCCCCTCGGAGGGGGCGTGTGGTCAGCGGAACAGCAGGTACTTGGTGCCGGGGAGGGCAGGCTTTCGCACCCAGTTGGAGAACTTCCAGTCAGGAGGATCGCCCTCGCACTTCGCTGTACAGCCAAGGCAGGGGTCTACGTTGCCGGGAGCGTCACCATGAAGGCAAGAGTCGCACCCTTGCATTCCTGTCGCGTCAGAGGGCATTCTGGACCTCCTCGCACCGCCTGCAGCGGGTCGTCTTGCCAATGTTCGGCTTGCGTCCAGCGAACCAGACATCGTGTCCGCACTCAAGGAATGCGGTGTGAACGGTTGACCAGCGCCCAGTGTCACCGGCTACCTGCGCGTGACTGCTCTTGACTATCTTTCGCATGACCTTGGACATCTCAGACCTCCCCTTCAGTAAAGATCCCGTTGACGCCGGGGTGCTTCAGGTCATCCAGTAGGAGCGACTGCCCGTCAGAACTGTCGAGGTAGACCTTCCCGGTCTCGGCGTTCTCCACATGGAACACGTCGAGGACCAGACCGTTGGTCTCCAACAGGGTTGCGAGGCGCTTCTTGCCGATACCGTTCTCGGTCTTGATCGACTCTCTGCCCCTGCGGTCGTATTTGAAGTAACTGGCGTCGAACTTCATGTTAGACCTCCCCTTTAAACAGGCAATTTCCCATCACTAGTGAGCGTTGCGGCGAACGCTTCGGCCTCGGCAGCAGTTGCGAACGTGCGGCAGCAGAGCATCCCAAAGCTCTCATTAGGGTTGTACCGGACCAAGCTCCCGGTGGCGTGCTTCATTCCGGGGCGGTGATTGCCAGCGGTGATTGGTTCGATGTGGTAGTTCATGGTGTCCATCCTTTCCCCAGATCGGGCGCTGGGGTCGCCAAGGTTAGGTTAATGCTCTAACTTCCAATCAATGGATACGTCACCGTAGTAATTCACGCTGAAGTAATCGCTCATGCTATCGGAGTTGTCCCGGTTGTAAGAGCTGTGGATTTCTTTCAATAGGTCTATCCACCTCTGTACAGGGGGCGTGTAACGCGGGACACCGTGATAATTCCCATTCTTGCCGTTGTCTGTGGCAACAATCCATTCGGGGCTAATAAGCGTCTGCCCATCAGGGAGAGCTGTAATCTTGAGGTCGATGCTAGACCCACCAGCGAAGTAGTCAGTTTTTACGGAGACCTTCAGTGTGCCGGGAAGTTGTCCGCGCTTCTTGGCTGACTTGATGTCTTCACGGATCAGCTTTGAAATCTCGGTACTGCTCATGCTCTTGGTTGCCTCATACTTGCTGCCCTTGAACTCGTTGGAGGGGTCACAGTAGGCGGGTGTGGACACATTGATGCTCTCCTGAATCTGGACGGTGGCTATTGCGTGACCGACTGCCGTCTTGATGTCGCCGGTTGCCATTGCGGACCTTATCGCCTCGGCGTGGTTATCGATGACGGTCTGTCGGCTCTGGTCAATCTCGGCCTGTTTAATGGACGCTCTGCGCTCATTCAGTTTTGCTGTAAAGTCGATCACTGTAGCCATGATACCCTCCGTTTTGTTTGCTCCTGCGCTGATGGAGATTGAAATTTACACCCGTAGCGTTACGGTGTCAATCTATTTGTTTGAAAAAGTTTCAAGCGGATTGATTATTTTGTGCAGGTATAAAAAACCCCTCGGAGGAGGGGCGGGGGGATTAACTTTAGTTTTTGCGTCCTACGTGATACTTTGCCTTGCTGTAAACAACCCAAAAGGAGACATCACCCATGGCCCTCATTACCTGCACAGAGTGCGGCAATCAAATTTCCGACCGAGCGACAGCGTGTCCCAAGTGCGGTGCGCCTGCGGAGGCTGCAAGTCAGCCGACCAAGGTGGCACCTGCCAAGAAGTTTCAGATGCCAGTTCGGAATGCTACCGTATATGACATCCTGCTTTCTGTCCTTATGCCGTTCTGGGGCATTATCGTCGGCATGATCGCCATATGCAAAGGTGAGACGAGGAGAGGTCTCACCATGTTTGCGGCTACTGGCTCGGCCATGGTCGTGATGGCTGGAGTTTGCAGCTACGTCAAATGATTTGTGGACTGGGGCAGGGGGACCAGTTCGTAGCTGTTAACTTCATGATCGGTCAGGGCAAAGGGGTACTCGATGGTGCCGTGCCTGACACCCTTCTCGGGGATGCGAACCCCCTCATCCAGCGTAAAGATGATGTACCCCTTGGGCTGGTGGCACATGCCGTGGGGGCGGTTCGTGTAGCCGTACTTGTGGCGCTCCCCGCCCCAATCCTCGGTGAAGATCGTCTTGGTGCCATGCTCCTCGACGTGCTGTTCTCTGGTCATCAGTCGTTCTCCAGTTCTTTGTGCAGTACAATATAGCTGAGGTCGTCTTCCGTAGAGATGCTCTGGTGAGTCTCGGGTGCAGCCTGCCACCCTGCCAGCAGCAGACCAGCTAGCTCTGGAGCCGATGTGTCAGCGTAGTCAATAACCTTGTAGTCTGTACCCATCGCGCGCATCAGTTCTCCTCCTTGGCGATCTTGTCGAGCAATTCCTGCTCCCACTCATCGACGGTCAGTTCGTTCAGGCGTAAATCCCCTTGCCTTCCTGTTAGCCTTCGATAACGTCCACGATGTCAGTTCCCATTGCCGTGATCCAGTCAACCAAGTCCGCACCGTTCACATCGTCACCGAAGTGGGCGCTCCGTGGGTCCAGACCGGGAAACTGCGCGTAAAGTCCTTCCAGTATCATTCTTGCATCCATGGTGATCCCCTTTCCCCGGATATCCCGCCGGGGTCGGCAGATGTCTGTTAGTTTCCGATCCGGTTGCCGCCTGCCGTCCTGTTGATCTTGGCTACCAAGTCGGGCCGCGTAAATTCGATGTGTAGATTATGATTTTTGCAGCATTTGAACTTGAAGTAATCCGTTTCCCCGGTTCCGTCTGGGCTTGCCTTGATTGTCTCGCACAGTGGCCCGTAGTAGCCCTTTAGCGTGCCTTTGCCGTCAAGCATGTGCATGACGTTGTCGAGTGCTATCAGGTTCTTTTCTCGGCTGTTGTTCGGTCTGTATGGTCCGCTGCCGTATCCCGCCTCGACTGCGTAGCCGATGATCACCTTCTTACCTATCCGCCATTTCTCGTTGGTCTTCAGTTCGGAGGTGTGACCGGCGCACGGTCTGAGCCAGTCAAAAACCTCGTATACTGCCTCGTTAGCGTAGCCGGTTGCCTTCGCCATAGTGTCTTGAAACATGGCAAGTATGTTGGCCTCCGTGATTTCTGGTAATTCCGCTACGGGCTCATAGCTTCGGCTGTCACCGTTCAGCTGCTTGTCAAGCTCTTCCCGGCGCTTGATCGACATCAGCTTTTTAACCTCCATGCGCTCAACTATGGCGCACCAGACACGGCGCTTGATTTCCTTGTTGATGGATTCAACCTCTTTCGGCTCCGTCTCGCCGTGGCTGTTCCGCGCTATCACGTCCATGTATTCCGTTTTGAAGACGGTGCGGAGGCTTTTCTTTGCAGCGTCAAGCATGGCGTAAGCGGTGGCTATGTCGGCGGTTGCCTGCTGATACGTGCCGACTAATACGGTTATTGTCTCGCGGTGGGCAAGTTCGCTGCTCATGGTTGTCATGGTTGTTCCCCTTTGCGTGCTGTGTACGTTCAACCTGTAAACAAATTATCATACCCGTACCGCTACAGTCAATCTAAATGTATACATATTCTTTCAAGTGGAGTGATTATTTTTCAGATGAGCTATGGGGGCGGGTTCACAGTCGTCAGGTCCGGCAAGATAACCGATAGTGTTGACTCATGGCACCATCTGAGTGTATATTCAATCCATTTGACTACGCACACCACAGGGAGAACGGACATGGAAAGAGACGAACTGGTGACGAACATCATAATGACAGTGCAGGCGGTTGACTCAATGGGCAGCGTGCCAGACGCCGACCTCTTCAGGGCGCTCATCACGGGACTGATCGCCGTCTACGAGGAAGGTCTGGTGAAGGAGTGAAGCGGGAGAAGAGACCCAGCAGGATGGCATGGTTCGCCATGGACGTGGACGCATTCCTTGAGGACGAACGGATGCAGACGCTCACCAACCGGGAGAAGGGCGCATGGTTGCTGATGCTGATCCGCTCCTTCCGCGCCAAGGGGTGCATGGTAGACGATCCAGCGATCTGGGCCGACCAGACAGGTCTGCCGCTCAAGGATGCGGTCGCACTCCTCGCCAAGCTGTTCATGACTCGCCTGCTGGTGCCTGCGCCGTCTGAGGAGCGCACCTACAATGGCATGTCGCCTCGGATGCGAGGGGAGTGGCAGATCACCGCCAACGCCTACCAGAAGCTCAGTAGCATGGGTGCAGCCAGCGCCATCAAGAGGGGCTGCAAGCTGCGTCTCGTCGCCTCCGAATCACCACCGCAGATTGAACTGCAGTTGCAACCTGTGTTCGAACAGATTGTAGATTGTAAGGAGGAAGGCGAACCCGCAGGCCCAGATCTCGGCATGCCCCATGTTCCGTACTGACCGGCTTTTCTGTAGGTCGGCAGACCGGAAGGATCAATTCAACCCCTGCCAGTATCACCACCATCGTCACCTATTCACCACTACCATCAGGAGGATCACCATCATGGCAATCACCACAGGCAGCAACATCACTGACGTAACCGAGGATGGCATGGAGGTCGCCATCAAAGCCTTTGTCGCTAGAGGGGGCAGACCTTCCTCGTTCACCGAAGCTCTAGGCGCTGAGATCTGTGCCAGACTTGCGGCAGGAGAGTCGCTCTCGCGCATCTGCAGAGATGAGGGCATGCCTCACAGGGTGACGGTCAACGACTGGACCCGGAAGCTCAAGCAGTTTGGCATCAGTGTCGCGAGGGCGAGGGGTGAGAGCGGTTCAGCTTTAGCCGACAGCGCACGCGACATTCTCGATGACCTGAACGTGCCGCAGTTCGCCATCGATCCGCTGACTGGCAAGAGCGTCCTGATCCCCACCAGCCTCACCAGCGTCAGGATCGGTGAGGTGAGAGCGAGGATGGCACTGGAGCAGGCCAAATGCTACGACAGGGACACGTTCGGTGATCAGCGCATGGTCAAGGGTCAGGTCAGCGTAGAGCATACCATCGGTGGCATCATCGACCTCGTCATGGGCAAGACCAAGTCCCTCGTTCATGACGCTGAGTATGAGGATGTCAGGCAGATCGAGGGATAGCAAAGTGGTTGGAAAGTGGGTCAGGGTATGTCGAGTCGTGGCGATCCCTTTGAGATCAGCGACTTGCGTGGGTGCGTAACAATACCACATATAATGTGCGTACTGTTCGGGCATGCTGAGAGGGCAGTAGGCAGGCACTCGGCACGGCATGGCATCGTGGGGCTGGGTTGCCTTCCTTCCCTGCTGGGTTCTGGGGCTGGGCTGGCTGGGCTGGCCCGACCCTGCTCGGATCGACTCGGATCGGCAGGCGAATGGGCAGGGGTGACCCCACCCTATAGGTGTCCCGGCCCCCCACCTCCCCCCCGTGTCGTTGAGGGGTCCGACCCATGATACCCCGCAATTTCCCCCCAAAACGGTCCAAGGTAGGGGAGGGTGGATCGTCAGCCTGCTATGCCCCTTGACCATCTCGTTGGTCTGCACGGTATGGTATCCCCCACCCTGTACGTTTGGGATTGGATGGCGTCTGCAAGTGGTTTCTTGAAATCTAAAAATAAAATTCGGAGGTGAAGGCGATGAACTTAGAACCCGGATGGCTGGAGCGGCAACTGAAGGCGGCTAGTGCGACGGTCGCGTCATGGCCCATTGAGAAGCAGGTACGCATGAGGCGCGAGACAGATGCGATGTTTGAGCAGAGTAGGATCGAGGCCGAGGATCGGTATGCCCGGAGGTTTGACCCCCGCCATGGCAACTACTGATGAGGTACTACACGTTTGGACCGATCTCTGCGACGTTCGGGGTCTGGCTGGTCATGGTGGGATCTGCTGGGACGGTGCTGGTAGCGGCGGTTGCATGGCTGGCTGAAAAATAAAATACGGAGGTAGGACGATGACATTACTGGATTGTTTCATGTGGGCGGGATCGATACTGGCGATAGGTATCTGGATAGGGCGTCAGCAGGCGAACAAGGAGTGGACGCAGAACGCAGCGGAGGATGGTGTGATCTGGCGTCGTGGTGCCATGTGGAAGGTCATGACGGAGGATCGGTGGTCTGAAGCAGGCATTGCTCGTGCCAAGGCTGATAGGTGGGACAGGCTGATGGTACGGATGGCTGAGATCGTCCCCGGAAAAATAAAAAACTTGCAAGGCAGGTAAAATCGTTCAATCCGATAGAATGTGCTTGCTATCAAAGGGAATGTAGCGTAGAAGGGGTGCACATGCTTGAAAAGGACTCGCGGGGGTAAAGTGAAGCGCATCATTAGGGTGTTCCCAAGGAAGACGGCAGCAACCCCAGACGACGACCTCGTCCGTATAGATTGTGGCCCGACCTTATTCGACGAGGCCGATGAGGTCCACGTCTCGGTACTGTTTTCGTATGATATGGAAAGAGCCGAGGCTTTAGCGCGTGCGTGGAGTTCGGTCGGAAAGGTCAGTATCGGAGGTCCAGCGACGGGCATGGTGGGCGGTGAGTTTGTGCCGGGAATGTATGTCAAGCATGGGTACACCATCCATCATCGTGGATGTCCCAATGACTGCTGGTTCTGCGTCGAGCGGAACACTGACCTCCAGTTGCTAGAGATTCATGACGGGTGGAATGACCTTTCCAGTAACCTTCTCGCCTGCCCCCCCCCCGCACATAAGGCAGGTATTTGAAGCTATGGCTAGGGGTAAAAAAACTTTCGGAAAGGCGGCTCAGTTCACTGGGGGGCTGGAGGCAAAGAGGTTGATGTCGTGGCATTGCCGGGAATTACGCAAATTGCACCCCAAGCAGATGTTCTTTGCTTATGATTCCCCTGAAGATCTGACCCCGCTACGCCGCGCCGGGGCTATGCTGCTCCGCAGGGGGTTCACGGTTGCCAGCCACTGTCTCAGATGCTACGTCTTGTGCGGGTATCCGAAGGACACGTTTGGGGCAGCAGCGGAGCGCATGGCGCAGACTACTGACGCAGGGTTCATGCCGATGGCTATGTTGTACCGGGACAAGCTGGGTGAACGGGATCCAGAATGGATGGAGTGGTCGCGTCAGTGGGCGAGACCTGCGATCATCGCTGCCAAGTCAAACGCGAGCCACAATATTCAATCCAATTGAAAGAATACACTTGCTACTAAAGGGAATCAGTGTTAGAACGATGCACATGTTGACGAAGCAACCATGACTGAGGGGGGAGATGATATGAGATCAGAGGCGAAGCGCACGGCGAACGCGCAGCAGGATCTGGACAATAGGACGAGGAAGGTCACCGTGGAGCAGATCAAGCAGGTATGGGGTATGCTGCGCGAGAATCCCCCTATGGGTGCTGGCGGGGTCGTTAAGCTCCGTGCCGATATAGCGGCCAAGTTCCGTGCGTGGGGCGTCTGTGTGCATCGTATGCACGCCGAAGCGATCTTGATACGGGGCATGGAACTGGGTTGGCTGAAGACTACCATGGGCAACAAGAGCGGTCGCAAGGGTGGCAACAACGCCATCAACTACGTTGCGGTGGAGCGCGTTGCCGAGAAGGACATGTTCGACGTTCTCACCGAGATCCCGCTGGGCGCTTCACCTTCTCCCCACGCCTTTTACAAGGTGGAGGAACCTACGGCTGTCCCCGATACCCCGGTGGCTCCCAAATCGGTCCTCCTTGAGGAGGTAGCTGCCCCGGTCATAGAGAAGCTCACCGCCGAGGGATGCGTTGCCCTGTGTGCCTCTCAGAACCTCAATGGTCTGGACTATCTGTCCAAACCGGATGTCCTTGAGGTTATCACCTTGATCGCCGCCGAGCGTGACGCTGCCCTGATCGCTGACCATACCGAGGAGTTGGACGCCGAGCGTGCCAAGCTGGAGGATACCGAGCGCATAGTGGACGACCTGAACACTACGCAGAAAGAACTGACCCAGATCGTTGCCAAGCAGAAGGTGGCGCTGGACTTCGGAGTCAAGGATATGGAGGGTCGTATCAAGACCATCGCATACCTGCAGGGGCAGCTTGCAGAACTCACCCGCGACCTGAAGATCTCCCGCACCATATTATCCGGTGCGGAGACGAAGCTGAGGGAGGTTATCGCTGACAATGAGCGCATTAAGTCCTGCAACACCCGCCTGTCGGAGGATCTGGTGAAGGAGAAGGCGAGGTTCAGCCGCGTCGATACCCCGCTGATGATCAAGATGCGGGAGGTCCGGATCGCTGGCCGAGTCATGACCTTGGTCGGAGAGTTGGAGAGGGGTATCTCAGGGCAGATTGCTCAGTTGGTCTACGCCGCGACAGAAGGGAAGAGCGTGGCGGTTGGTCACTAGGCGATGAACAACATACCAGTGAAGGGTGGAGAGGACCGGATAACGTGCGTGGAGATAGAGGGTGGGTACAGATTCCTCAATACCAGTGGATACATCATCAGCGACGTGATGGCGCACGATGTCTACAAGTTGGCCGCGTTGATGACCTATTCGCGGGACCGGGGGTTCGCGCAGGGGCTGAAGTCGATACGACTGGCGCTGGGACTCAAGGAATGACCTACCGCGCAATCGCAGAGGAACTGGGGATATCCCACACTGATGTCCGCAGGATCGAGCGGCGTGCGCTGGAGAAGCTCCGGTCTCAGTATGAGGACTGGTTGGAAGTGATCTGGGACATGCTGCCAGCGGACAAGGATGATCCCACGATCTACGCAGACGCAGACAAGTAAAAGGAGAAGCGACATGAAGGGGGAAACATCAACTGAACGGGTGAGATTTAGCGCCTCCCCGATAAATCGGATGGCTGCTGCCGGTATGGGGGGGAGTGTCTCCAAGTTGAGGACAACGTCGGAGTGTCCCACCCTCCATCCTACTCCGTTTATCGAGTTGGCGAGGCGACTACCGGGGAAGCGCAGGCTTGACATTACGGGAGTCGCACGCGGCAGCATGGTAATCGTCGGGTTTGTAGAGATGGATAAGGGGGTGAATAAGAGCGTTTGGGCGGCGAGGTGCGGGTGCGGAAAATACGAGACCCGGAGGTATTGGAACTACCTCAGTGGCGCAGTAAAGGGTTGGGGAGATTCTTGCGAGGAGTGCTATATGCGTGATAACGGAGTCACCGCAGAGCAGCAGGTAGAAAGGCAGCGGATGTTGCGGGGAGAGCCAGCGTGATCATCCTCACCGAGCAGGCGCACAAGAAGGACTGCCCGTTCACGACCTACGTTGCCAACGAGGGTCAGCAGTACGACCAGAACTTCGCGATCACGGAACAGCGGTCGTGTTCGGGTGACAGGTGCATGGCGTGGCAACCTCTGCGCTGCACCGACAAGATGGGATACTGCGCCCGTTGCCATCCCAATGGAGAGCCGCAATGAAAAGAGCAAGAATAGTCGCATGGGCAGAGTCCTTGACCCGCGTGCAGTTGCTGATGGTAGCGATCAACGCGGTGCAGGAGTTGGAGATCTGCGAGATGGTCCGCTTCCCGTCCGGGGTGGAGTCTCCGTACTGGGAGTCTACGGGTGACAATCTGGAAGGGGAAGATGCTCCTGCCAAGGACTGTGGCTGCGGGTTGGGCGTGGCGTGTACTGACCATGAGGTGGTCGCGGTCACCTCTGGTCTCCGCTGCAAGGCGTGCAACTGGCACGGGGACAAACTGGTGGAGCATGGGCAATTCGGTGGACCCAACTGGTGGGGATGCCCCGACTGTGGGTCCGAGGATGGCATCAATCCCCACGTTGGCGCGATACAAAATAAAAACTTTCCCAAGGAGGGAAACGATGGACATCGATAGAAAATTCAGAATCTCGGCCTACAATCCCGTCAACAACAAGCGTTACGACGAGACCAACTCACTACTGCTCTGCGCGAAGGACAAGGCTGTTCCTGCGGCTCTTTTCGCCTACAAGCAGGAGTGCGAACGTATCGGGGCGAATCGTGAGCATGTGAGGAGCGTCGAGCTACTCTACAACCGTGTCAAAGACTTTCAGGCGCTGGCTGGTGGAGGGCGTGTCCCTGATACTCTGGGCGCGGAGATCGA